CCGGCATTGGTGAATGCAGTAGGAACAGTAATACGGCGCAGGGAGGAGGACAGTTATTTCGGGAGGGGTTGTGTTAAAATAATTTACATTTGTTGCGGTTATGTCAGGTTGTCGGGGGTCGAAGGGTTGGAGGGTTGTGTCGGAGAGAGGTTGTTCGTCATCGAAATCATATAAATCTTTTTCAGAAAGACATTCTATGGTTGGGATGGTGAACTTACGGGAGTTGGGAACTTCCCGGTCGTCCATATGGGGTTCAGCCATGATTGCGGTAGCATAAAACTTTTTCAAGTTCAATACTTCCTCATTCACGGTTGCTTCCCCAGTTGGAAGACCGGTAAGATCGTAGAAGCTAGCCTCCCCATGTTCAGCTCCGGGAAAATTTCCATATGACTGGAAAGTTGCCCGGAGATAACCATAGGGAAGTAGATTATACGATGGCTTACTCTCTAATACCTTGGTTCTGATCTTGTTATATATATCAGTTCCATGGAAAAAGAGAGCTCTTAAGCAGCCATTCACATTAACTTCAGTAAGTTCATCATCAGTCATCATAGGATGTTTTCGAATCCAATTCATTGGTTCGATGGCAGCCGTTAATTCCATTAACGGGATGTACATGCCCCACTGGCAACCGGTTTTGTTTTTAAGAAAACCGATGTCAGTGAGTGGGAGAGTAGATTCAGGTTTCCCAGTTTTCTCGGGTGATGTGTATTCCATTTTGTGTTTAGCAAAATAGTCGCACACAGTCACGCCGTTGTAATATTTAGTCATCGCGGGGACGACGGCCACAATGTGGTCATCGCCCATCACTCGTAAACTTACAAAGGTTTTGAAATGATACATACTACTATATTCAACTGGCACAGTAAAGAGCCAAGCTTCATATAGCATTGTATGAGTCATATCACTACCTAAAAACTGGGTAACCCAAACTCCACTGGCTAAAGAGCCAGGGACAGAAACAAGGACGCCTTCGAAGGCATACCAGGGTTCTGAGACGCAGATTATCAAGGCTTCTGCCATTCGCATTTGAATGGCAGAAAGACTTGCTTTTACGGGAATCAACATTCTTTTAAGGGAACGTATCATCCGAGACTTCTCGAGACGTCCGTCGTAGGAACCGAAATCGGCTCCAAAACCGACGGGCGATTTCTCAAAAAGTCCGCTCATCATGGTTGACCATGACGAGCCTAATCTGTCTACTTTTCCAGCATATGATACATCACGGTTATTTTCCATTAACGTGTTTGCATACGGACCGAAAAATTGCTTCAATAGCACATTCATAATGAGGGGAGCCACAGTAAAAAGTCTTGTCTTTGCAGACTTGACCTTTTCGATGGGGCGTCTCTCATCCTTGAGAGCACAAAGGAGAACGAAGTCGGGGATTTGATCGTTTTTGATCATATCCCAAGCTTCATTGTACTTTGTCATGAATGTGTCTGTTGGAAGCAATTTTCCAGTTTGTTCATCGCGAGTAAAAAGATCTTCTTTCTTCTTGCCATCTAAAATCCAAGGGTATCCACAAGAGGTGGACATATCCAAGGTTTTTAGATGTGGGAAGTCAGGAGATCCATTTATCGCTTCGTCGAGTGAGAGTACTCTTCTGGGGCCAAAATATGGCAAACCCGTAACTAATTCATCCATGTCATTTTGTGACTGGTAGAATATGGCATGAGATGGAGGATCCATCTGCATCGTCAATTTAGTTACGGCTTTGTTCCATAAATCAGTTCCAGGGGGAATACGGGGGTCTTTAGGGGAGATTGCGGCGGGTTCGGTTACATGTTGTTGTATTAAATCAAAAATTTTAGAGGGTTTGAGAGCGGTTTGGGGAGGACTATAAACGGGACGATTCATCGTTCCGATAATTTCCATGGATCCAGAGACGTGGTTTGCACCACGTTCGGATCCATCGAATTTAACGAGACAATGAGGTTCCATTACTATGCGGTTCAGGGGGGTTGAGGGAAGGTGTTTTTCGAGGAGAGAGCGAGTTATTAACAAAAACAAGCCTTGATCAGTTGACTTATCCTTGCCAACATGAATCCCCAATATAGGTGCGTTTGAGCGAGTTGCATCTAATATTGGGGATCCACATTGACCCTTTCTACCTTGATAATTACCATAGGCCAATCTTTGGTTGAAGACACGTCCGGAGACAGTGTACGAGGCTTCAACAAAAGATCGAGCAGTGGCATTTTCAATGCGGAAAGTGGGGGTAGGATAAGACAAATAATCAGTGGCGAGGATTTTGCGTTCTTTGATGGCATACGAGCCATCCCAAAAATAAGAGAGTATATTGCGATGGTGGTTGAATTTAGAGATTGGAAGTTTATACAGTACGGCATCAGAATCAGAAGATGCGTATTTAACAGGAAAGAGAGATCTAGAGTCAAAAGAAAAGTGGATTGGAGTTTCGGAGTATGGGAGTTCAACGCACATAGGAGTTCCGTCGGGGACGTAAGCTCCTGTGTGAGAGGCGGGATCGAGAAAAATGTGTTCTACAGTAAGTACATAAGTACCAGTAACAAATAAACAATTAACAGTGCGGGTTTCTACAGATATGGCGGCGGTATTCTTTT